TATGGCTTCAGGAGATATAGTAACAGATGTACCTTAAAAGACAATAATATGATATATGTAATTTACGATATGGCAAATGTAGCAACTATTGATTTTTCTCAAGTAGGAGAAACTAGTCAAGACACATTAAGATTGTCAATAGATGGAACAAAAACAGTTTTAAAATTTACAGGTGAAACTCCTAGTTTTTTAGTAGGTTTGCAACAGTATAACCATCAAGAGATATTAGCAATAATGCACTCTGAGGATTGGACAAAAGAAGAAATATAATAATAAATAATATAATATGGCAACAACAGTAACAGCAGAAAATTTAACAGTAACAATAACAGAGTCATATACTCTTAATGGTGTTTCTTATGGTAATACAACGAATAAAACCTATACAAATAATGGTGAGGTTTATCAGAGGATAATGGCTATTACAGCACAAGCAAGAGGTTCGGCATGGACAAATATCATAAACTTTGGGGCTTCAGATTCAGCAGGTCAGGCAGATATAACTAATTACAAATACTTTAGAATAACTAACCTAGATGATACTAACTTCTTAGAATTAAGAGTTACAGGTACTGCAGATTCTTTCTTTGTTAAAATAAAAGCAGGGGAAAGTTTCTTATTAATGGATAACGAGATTGATGCAGTAGCATCTAGTACATCTGTAGGACCTCTTACAGATATAACTCAAATTGCTGCTAATGCAAATACAGATGGGGTTGATATTGAGTTTATTGCAGTAACAGCGTAGTATGGCTAAAACTTATAATGATTACCCACAAGCAGCAACTAACAATGCTAAGAGGGCTATAAAATATAAGGAGGAAAATGGTAGTGATTGTGGAACTAGAGTAGGATGGACTCGTGCAAGACAATTAGCCAATAGAGATAGTTTAAGTAGAGATACTATTGCTCGTATGGCTTCCTTTAAAAGACACCAACAACATAAGGATGTGCCTTATGATGAAGGGTGTGGAGGTATTATGTGGGATGCTTGGGGAGGAGATGCAGGTATAAATTGGGCTATAAAAAAGTTAGAACAAATTGACTCTGAAAATAAAATTAAAGAGGATTTTGAAAGTTTTTTTGAAGATATTATCAAATCTATTAAAGACAACAAATAAAATGGAATTAAAATACTTTAAAAGAAGTGAGTTTAATTGCAAGTGTGGTTGTAATACAAACTACATTGATAGTGATTTCTTAGAGATGATGGACAAAGCAAGAAGAATTGCAGGAGTTCCATTTAAAATAAATAGTGGTTACAGATGTGAGAAACATCCATTATCAATAAGCAATCCAACAAGTTCGCATATTAAAGGTATTGCTGCAGATATTAAATTTATTAATAGTAAGAACTTAGCACTAATTATGGGAGGCTTAGGAGGTGCAGGATTTGAGAGATTTGGTATAGATTTTAAAAATAAATTTATACATACTGATTGTGATGAGGATAAAACAAACCCTTGTATTTGGGGTTATTAAACAGAATATTAACTAATTAAATATATATATTATGAATTTTATTACAGAAAATTGGCTAGAATTATTGGTTGGAATAATGGCTTTTGCGAAAGTTGTTACTAATTTAACTCCAACAGAAAAAGACAACAAAATCTTTGGATGGCTAGACACTATCATTGATGCTATTGTTCCTAAATACAACAAGAAGAAATAATGATACAGAAATGGATAGGTCAAGCATTGTTAAAGGGTGGTGTGAAGCCAATAACAGAATTATTAAAAGCAGTAAAAGAACTTTTTACAGACACTAAAGGTAAATGGAGTAGCAAAAGAACCATTAGTGGAGTGATAGTACTTGCTGCAAGTTTATACATTGAGAAAAATGGTATTGATACTAATGCTTTGATACTTACAGGGTTAGGTGTTTTACCATTATGTTTTTCGGTATTTGAAAAAAATAAAGGCAATTGTACTGATAATTGTAAAAAATAATTATCTTTGCATAAAACAGGTAGGGTTGTGCCTATCTTTGTTTTCATTGTTTATAGTTTTCAAGAGTGGGATGTTTAAAAACATCTCACTTTTGTATTATACAAGCATTTTTTTTTGTATAATTGCATCATAACCAATACATAAAACTATGAAAAAATATGGTAAAAGACTTAGACTATCTAAAGAAGAAGTTGAGATGGTTTATGAAAACAGAGCAGAAAGCACAACAAACATTAATGGAAACACAGCGTTAGACATACATCTTTCAGAGAGGGGTATAAAAAAAGATGATGTTGTAAGCGTTAAGCATTGGCAATCTGCTAGTGGTGAGTACAGATTTAGTATTGTAACCAAAGAAGATATAACTGCTAATGAAAATGATATGCTAGATAAGATTAGCGACTTCATTGAAAATCATTCACCTTATTATCCTTCAGTAAAAAGAGAAAACAAAGATGCTAATCATCTGTTAGTAATAAATCCTGCAGATATACATATAGGTAAATATGCTAATGGAGTTGAAACTGGTGATGGGTATGATGTTGAAACTGCCTGTATGCGTGTTTTAGAGGGTTTAGAAGGACTTATATATAAAGCAGATGGCTTTGAGGTAGAAAGGATATTATTCTGCATAGGTAATGATGTTTTACATATTGATAATGTATATAATCAAACTACAGCAGGTACAGGTCAAGATGTAGATGGCAAGTGGTGGGAACATTTTGAGGTTGCATTAGCACTATACGTTAAGTGTGTAGAGATGTTAAGAGAGATAGCACCTGTAGATGTTATTCATTCAATGAGTAATCACGATTATCAGAGTGGATTTCATTTGGCACACGCATTGAAAAGTTGGTTTAGAAACGACAGAGATATTACTTTTGATATTAGTGTAGCACATAGAAAGTATTATAAGTATGGTAAGAACTTAATTGGCTTAGAACATGGAGATGGTGCTAAGATGGCAAACTTACCTTTAATGATGGCTCAGGAGAAACCAGTAATGTGGAGTGAAACTAAATATAGATATTGGTATCTACATCATTTACATCACAAGGTTAAACATAAGTGGCTAGATGCTAAAGACTTTATAGGAGTTACTGTAGAGTATATGCGTAGTCCATCAGGAACTGATAGTTGGCACTCAAGAAAAGGATATGTTGGAGTTCCTAAAGCAGTTGAAGGATTTTTGCACGAAAAAACAAGTGGACAAGTGGCTCGTTTAGTGCATTATTTCTAATGGTAGTCATCTGGCCTTCATAAATTTCATACATTTTACTTCTAGTAGGTAAACATTTATCTAAAAATTGTTAAAAATATTTTGGTGGGTAATTCCAATTTTATATCTTTGCCTCAATTAATAACTAAAACAATAAACTAAATGGAAACACTAATCGCAGTACCTACAATCATAATACTTATGATTATCTACATTGTCCAACAAGACAAAATCACTAACTAAAACTATAAAATTATGGGAAGAATGAAAGAAGAATTTATGCAAATGAAAATGCAACAACAAGAACAATTAGAACCGAGTATTAATCAATTAAATAATAAAAAAATGTCAAAAAAAACAATGCAAGAAAAACTAAAGAAACAACCTGAGCCAATTGTAGAAACAAGAAAAGAGGCTTTAAGAAGGATGTATAAAGAGAATGGTTTAGTAGAAGAAGATATTTACAAAGACAAGAGAGGATTTGTAGTTATCACAAGAACTGGAATTGATAAGATTGTATCAAGAAACAATATTACAGTTGCCTATGAAGTAATCAATATGGATATAGAAAAAGGAATATGCGTATTAAGAGCAGCAGCATCAATGAAGGTTGGTAATGAGGTTAAGAACGCTATGAGTTTTGGTGAAGCATCTGACAACAACTTAATGGGAGGTGGTAAGAAGTTTCCTGTTGCTATGGCAGAAAAGAGAGCAATGAGTAGAGTTGTTTTAAAGATTGCAGGATTCTATGAGCAAGGAGTATTTGGTCAGGATGAGATTGTAGATTAATGAATGATGATTGGATAGATAATATTCTTGATGGTGAGCCTAGTGGTATTACACATACCCAATGGCTTATCATTGAGAGTAATATTGACCTAACATCTTTTACAGAAAGAATGAAATCTGATATTCTAGGAAGAATAAATGATTTAACAGAACTAGAAGCAGAAGAAATAATAACTAAAATATATGAAAACAGATATGAAAAAGACACAAGAAAACAATGGGAAAAAATGTGCAAAGATGGAGTATTTGGACATAGAGATTTATAATCACTTTTTAAAAGCATACACTTATATTATATGGAACAAGAAAAACATTTTAGGTGAGATTGTAGAAGATGATATGATGAAGATGTTAGATGAAATCCAACTTATAGATTTTTATCATGTTGGTAAAACTAAATTTAAAGTTGAGAAGTCTAAGATTGAAAAATACCTAAAGAGAGATGACAAATAAATATTCATTAGTACAAATCAGAGAATCCAGAAATGAGTTTGAGGCTTTACTAAGAATATATGGTATATCTAATTTAAAACTTTGTAAGATACTTGGAGTTAATTATGCTACAAGTAGAAAGTTTATAGAGAATCCACCATCACTTAGATTCATTCACGCTAAGACATTAGCAGACTTTATTGGATTAAAAACACAAGACATAGTTGATACAATAGTGTACGACTTAAATTAAAATTATAAAAAATGAGAAGAAGAAGATTAAAATTTAGTGATTACTACCACAATGTAATTACAAAAGAATTAGCAGATATTTATAAAATTAAACAGGAGGAAATGTTTTTGGGTAGTAGAAGAAAAAACATTATATTTGCTAAAAGGATGTATATCTATATATTAAGAGAGATGTTTGGATTAACTCTTAGTGAGATAGGTAGAGTAACAAACCTACATCATGCATCTATTATACACCATACAAGAAAGTTTGAGTTCTTTTACAATAACTATCCAGAAGATTCTGATGCTTTTAAAAGAGTAGAAGATAGGGTTATTGAAGTTGAGGTAGATGAAGAAATATTAGGACTAGAAACTCAATTAGAACAAATCAATGAATCATTAACTAAATTATATAAAATTAAAAAATCAAAAAATGACAGACAAAAAAGAGAAGGTTTACTTACCAAGTAGTATCAAAAATATTGATACGAAGTATGGTACAATGATGGTTGCTAACTTTAAGATGGATGAACTACAAGCAAATTCAAAGAATGGTTGGATTTCTATGGTGATTTCAGAAAGGAGAGAACCATCTGAAAAGGGTGCAACTCATTATGCTTATGTAAATACTTATGAGCCACCAACTGATAAAAAAACATCACCTAAGAAAGTTAAGTCAACAACTGGAGATGATGACCTACCATTCTAATGATTAAATGGAAAAAAACAACTTATCCTAGCACTTTCATCAAACTATCTGATGAACTTGCTAAGGTAAGGAGTATGTTATCTGCTGATGTTTATAATAAAAACACAGAAAAATATAGAGGGAATCAAGAACACTCTATATCTCAGTTAGGAATATTTGCAGAACTTATTGCAAGACATCTAATGGAGAACAACAATGGCATCAAATACAAGGCTGCACCATTGATTGGAGAAAGACCAGTTGTTGAGGCTGATTTAATTATGCAAGGTATTGGTGAATTTCACTACATTGATGTCAAAGGCGTAAAGAGTGAGGGAAATGCCCTTAGAGTTAATTTTAAAGCCCATAACAACCCTAAAAAGAAAGTTACGCACTATTTGTTCATACAGCCATTGAACGCCTTATACGCAAGATTTTGCTGGTTTACTCACGAACAGGTAAGTAAATGGACTGTAGTCATGTCCACTTATACAGAGTGCTATGAACTAGAAATACAAAAACACAACTAAAACTAAAAACAATGAAAGAACAACCAAACTACTATGCTATAATAAGTGCTGAGGTTAGATATGATAAAAATCTAACTGCAAATGCTAAATTATTATATGCTGAAATAACTGCACTACTTAATATTAATGGTGAGTGCTTTGCTACAAATAAATACTTTTCTAACCTTTATGGTAAGAGTACTGTTACTATTTCTAAATGGGTAAGTGAATTAGTTGCAAATGGCTACATATCAACTCATTACATCTATAAAGGAAATACTAAAGAAATTGAAAGGAGGTATATAAGAAAACTTAAAGGGGGTATTAAAGAAAACTTTAAGGGGGGTATTAAAGAAAACTTTAAAGATAATATTAGTTTATCTAAAGATAAACATATTAATAATAAAGGGACTTCTTTTAAAAAACCAACAGTTAATGATATTAAAGAATATTGTTTATGGAGGAATAATGGTATTGATGCAGAAACTTTTTTTGATTTCTATGAAAGTAAAAATTGGTTGATAGGTAAAAACAAAATGAAAGATTGGAAGGCTTGTGTAAGGACTTGGGAGAAAAGACAACATAAAACTAATAACAACAACACTACATCACACAGACATAAAAAAGGAGGAGATTATGGTGATGGTAAATTTTAAACTATGAGAACAATAGAAGATACATTTAAAAATGCAGACTTCCTGCAGCCAAAGGTTTACAATAGATATAAACTAGGAGTAAGAGAAGAAATAAAAGAAATGTTCATTAAGTCTTTTGAGTATTACGATAGAACAGTTGAGAAGTATGAGCATTTACCTGCTTATGATGAGATTATTGACTGGATGGTAGATACTAAAGGTAGAGGTTTGATGTTGATGGGAGAATGTGGATTAGGTAAATCAACTATCTTAAACTTTGTTATTCCTGCTATATTCAGAACAAGAACAAATAAGATATTAAGAAGCGTTCCTGCAAAAGAATTAGGTGCAGTTGATAGAAACAAAGCACCATTTATTATTATTGATGACTTAGGAACTGAGAGTATTAAAAATGATTATGGTACTAAGATAGATGCAGTTGCTGATGCAATTTCTTATGCTGAGGATAGTTCTAAAACATTACTAATAACTACAAATTTAACACCTTTAGCATTAAAAGAAAGATATGATGAAAGGACTTTAGATAGGTTAAGGAAGTGTAAGGTGGTGATTATCAAGGGAAAAAGTTTTAGAAATTAATTTGTATAAAATTGAAATATTTTTATATATTTGCATTGTGAAAACATTTATGATAATATGGGGAGTGGTTGTAATTGCTTGTGTGCTAGAAGCCTATTTCTGCTCTGTATTAATAGAAGATGAGTATAGTGGGGATAAATAATAATAATAACAATAGGGATACTCTGAAACCCTTAAGCGTTAATATTCCTTTTTTTTCTAAACCCCACTATGCTTATTAAACAAACAATATGAAGAAACGAAAATTAAATAGTAAGAATCCTAAGTATAAAAAGGATAAGGAAGAAGAATTAGTAATACTTAAAAAAGTTACACTTACTGGAAAAGCACCAGGCTATGGAGTTTGGTATAAAAATGAAAAATAATATGAAAAGAACTTATAGGGGAATCAAAAGCGTATTGAAACATCATATTAAGACTGGAGTAAAGTCTTTATGGACTTGGAAGAATGACAACTTCACAATGATATACGAAAATTATAGTGGTAAAGACAGGATATACACTTCATATCAATTACTAAACCTATTGGAAGATGAATAGCGCAACTATTGGGGCTTTAATGATTGTTGGTGTTGTGATTTTATATATATTTGCATTATACTATGTTGAAAGTAAGATAGTAAGACAACAGAATGAGAAGTTAAAAAACAATATAGAAAAATTAGATGACAAAGCATAATAAATATTATTACGATAAAGGTAGGAATGGATGGACTCCAACTACTACTTGGCAAGATGAAGTGGTAGAAGATAAAGATAATAAATGGAGTGGTGGTGAAATTAATCCTAAGATGCTATTAACAAAAGAAGAACTTAAAATAGATTATAGTAAAGATAAAACTCCAAACTATTACATTGGTAGAGTTTATGGGTATGAGGCTAGGAAGGTTGTAGAAGATTTTGATTTATCCTACAATATCGGTACTGCCACTACATATCTCCTGAGAGCAAAGCGTAAGCACGACACAAGTGTTGATTGCATACAGAAGGCTATTAACCACTTAGAGTTTGAGTTAGATAAAATAAAAAATGAAAAAACCAATATTTAGAGTATTTGTATCTTACGAGATAAAGAGTAAAAAATCCGTAACTAGGAGGGTAATTAAACGCACACTAGATACATTTGTTCTTACATCTGATATAAATGAAATAAAGAATGACCAAGAATTAATAGATAGAATTTGTTACATAAATAAAAAGAACCTAAATAAAGTAGATGTTATAATCACAAGTGTTGATGTTGAAAATCAATATGGTGAAACTACTGATAGGTTTTAGGATGAATATTAGATTATGCCAAAGATTAGAAAGATAAGAATAGAAGATAGAAAAGATAGTAGAGGTGGTGGTTACTCCAGAAGAAAGTTTACTGTGGAAGAAGCCAATGCTATCAGAGAAGAATACACTACTGCTACAGAGAAGATAACTATCTCATCTCTTGCTAGGAAATACAAAGTATCACAACCTTTAATGTACCAACTAATAAAGGGTACTACCTATACTGATAAGGGGATAGGGGGTAAGCATAGGGGGCATAGGGGGGCATAGGGGGTATGGCTATGAAGAAAGAAGCATTAGTCCAATCATCATTCTGTACCTATATAAAATACACCTACCCTAATGTACGATACTGTGCCTCACTAGGTGGTATAAGAACATCCATGAAACAAGCAATACTAGCCAAAAAGACTGGCTATGTTAAAGGCTTTCCTGATATGCAAATATGTAAAGTTAATAGTGAGTATGCAGGACTATTCCTAGAGATTAAAGCAGATAAGACTTGCTACCCATCCAAAGAACAAAAGCAATGGGTTGCTGACCTCAATGAAGCAGGTTACTATGCTAAGGTAGTTAAAGGACTTGAAGAATGTATGGATGTCCTTGATTGGTATATGAAAATTCCTTAAAACTTTTTTTAAAAACTTTTCTTGAAACTGTTTCTGCTTTGAAACTGCTCGGTGAAACTGCTGTTGAAACTGCTATGAAACTGCTAGGGATATTGGCTAGGAGATTTTGAGTGAGATTTTATTTTTGTTTGTTCTTGGCTAATTTTTACCCCTACTTTTCACAAAATTAAATTGTTAATAACTTTATTTTAAATAATTAGGATAATTAAAATATTTTCTTATTCGCATACGCGTTCTATCTATTGTAAATTTTCAACCTCAAAAATTGAGCAGCACCAACCGAACCACAAAAAGAATATAAAACAAAAGCACCATAAAAAACAACTTTTGCAGCAGCACCACCAAAAAAAGAGGCAAAAAAGCACCATAAAAAAAACACTATTTTAAAAAAACTTTAAAAAAAAGCACTTTTACTAGAGTAAAATAAATATTAATCTTTTACACATTTTATTTGGTAATGTTAAAAAG